AGTGTAACATATTTCTATAACTATCTTCAAGTAGGTAACCGGGCTTTTGGTCGATCCTATCCTGCAATTTGCTCTTTACAGAGTTTAACACATCTTCCGGCAGATGTCTAATGTTTAGGTGTTCAGGATTTAGCAACGCCCCAATAACAAAACTGTTGTTATGGAATCCCAGAGCCTTTAAAAAATCCACGCAATCAAATACGGAGTTGTAGTTCAATAAAAAATGCAACATGTTAAAGGATATTTTATGACCCAACTGCTTGATCTTGTGTAAGTTTTCTAAAAAGTCCGGCCATGATCCGCCATATCGTATGTATTCAAATTCTTGGGCCTGAGTTTCCACGCTCACAGTCCAATGCACATTTGGGAATTCACAAATGGCATCAAATACTTGTGTGTCTACTTTGCTTAGATTAGTGTTTATCCTGATGTTTACATCGGGATTTAATTTTTCCAATAGCGTGAGATTTTCCTTCATCAACAACGGTTCGCCACCGGCTAGATACACATGTTTGAGTTGGCCAGCATGATCGTAAATATAGTTTTTAAAATCTGTCAACTGTTGTTGGTCTGGAGTTACGTGACGTATTTTTAGTTCATCACTCCACTTACTACTAAATTCTGGACTGCAATACACACAAGCAAAATTACACAGATTGGTCCATCTTATATCAACGGTTTGTAAATCAAAATTACCAACTTGATATGTGTCAACAGGTGTGTTTTTTAATTCACGTATGTAAAACACTCGATCACTAATGTGGTCAAATCCTCGTTTACCACGTTCTAAATCATAACAAGTACTGCAAGTCGACACCGATTGTTGATCAACAATTTGTTGTTGTCTAGACTGATTATTGTCCGTTAGAATTTGTTTGATAGATTGATCTTTAATATCTCCAAGTGGTCCAGCACTGCGAATACAATTCTTCACTGTGCCATCAAAATTGTACATCATGCCAGTCCAAGGCATGGGACAAAATGTGGGATTGGTTAGCATTTCCCGTGGTGTCATTTGTACTCTGGTCCCAGTGAAATTTCTGGCACAATTAATCCATTGGATTGTGCCATATCTAAAATATGTACCAGTGTACTAGCCCAGACACCCACGTCGGCTGCTGGTGGAACTGTTTTATCAACACTTGTGGCGATGTTGCCTGGGCGCACTATAGTGATATTTACTCCCGTTCTCCGATAATTTATTTGTCTGACTGCTTCTTCAAGGGAAACTTTTTGTACGCGATAGGCATCCATATCTAGTCCAGGCAGCGGACTCACCGGGAGTTGTGTCATCATGGTACTGATCACTACAATTTGTTTTTTACTGCCTTGCCAACGTTGAGCCATTTCAAACAACAGTTCAGTTTGTGCGTACCCTGCTTGTGCATTGTTTATAAACATATCACAGGGCTCTATCAAATTGGCTATTTTTGGTATCACTCGTATGTTGTGTCCAGTACGTCGACTCAGTCTCAATACCTCGTGGCCATGGGCTTCGTATTCATTACCCAATGCTTGCCCTATTCCTGCGGTGCCACCTGTAATTGCTATTTTCATTTTAATAAATGTAATGGTTCGTTATAAAATGTAAAACTTGCAATAATTCTAGGTGCAGTTGCATCTAGAGATCTCTGTTCTACACTGTGCATAATTTGTGAATTCAGTATCATAGGTTGCAACAAATCTATAACCTCTGCCACTAACTTGTTGTCAACGTACCAACAATTTGCCCATCCTTGAGTGTTAACCACTGGAAAGTTTATCTTTGCCGTCACCGGTGGTTCATCCACGTGCGGCGGAAGGCTGTTGTTATCATTCACTATGGTTATGGCCGCATGCCTTGGTAATAGTTTATGTAACTTAAAGAAATTGGCCAATTCGGGTATGTGTGCAAGAACACTCTTGCAATCAATAAAATGCCATCCTGATTCACAACTGGTTATCAAATCTGTTTGAGTTTCTAAAAAATTATAGATTTTTTTAGCGATAATTTCAACGTCTGCACACGGAAACTCTACGTAACATTTCATTTGTAGTAATCCCAAAGTTTGATACCTCGCAATTGATCTTGTGCGTATGTCCATAGTTGTAGTTCAACTGTGTTGTCTCGATCTTGTGCCACAATAGACTTTAGTTCATCTGGAATATCAGCATTTCTTGTAAAATGATTGTTGTACTTGACATTCAGTACATCTGGTTGTTCTAACAATGCCCAAGAGTGATTGATCCCTTGCTGTTTTGTATATGCTAAAATATTCTTTAGGTCGCCAATGTTTAATGCACTAACTGTGGTCCAGGTATTTAATTCTTGTAGTCCCATGTTTCTGTATATATCAAGATTTCGTTCAAAGTTTTCCCACTTGATGGGCCAACGCACATAATCATGCACACGCCCAATACCATCCAGACTCACTGTGACTGTGACATGTACACCACGCTCGACCAGTTGCTGTATTTCAGAGATAATCATGGAGCAGTTGGTATTGATCCTAACACTGGTCACTGATGGAGGAATATTTTTAAGTATGTTACGATAGTTTTTGCTGGCACTGGGTTCACCACCATTGATGTCCAAATGCACCACACGGTCCAGTGGCAGTTGCCAAAATGCTGTTGAATTGTCTATCATAGGATAGTCCGTGGATACCAAACTACCTATCTTGGTGCTTAGATTTTGGTTGCAAGATTGACAGGCACTATTACAAATATTATCTAGTACACCGCCCACAGTTAGATAGTCCGGGCGTGTTTGTGTTTTATCAAATTTGATAGCGTTGAGTCTTATGCTGGTGTTGTTGATTTGTTCTGTTTGTTGGCATCGCACACATTCCTTGGACCATGTATCAGGATTGCTTTTGATATCGGCCAGCCAATCACTGCTAGCCATTTGGTCTAATGATTCAAACTCAGGTGGATTGACCATGTGGCCACATCGACTGATTGAGCCATTGGGATTGAATCTCACAAAGTGATCAAGTCTTGGGCAATACATGTTGTATAATATGTGGATGATTGCAACAATAGTATTCCAGCAACTCATCCCAGGTAAACACGGATCCTGATAAATCCAGCAGTATTTGATCTAGGTACAACCACAAATCAATGTTGCGGTTATCCATCATTAATCTATTTACAAAATCCTCAGTGGGGGGAACCACTTTTGCTCGGTCGTCTTGCTCTGCAATTTTTGCAAAGTCTCTGAAATCTCTTAGGCGTATCTTTGCGTCACTGTGTAGATAGCGGGAAAGATTTGCCAACCAGTGAAACTGCGGCAAGTAATGTGTGTTTAAAAATTTGTATCTCTTGGCAAACCAAAATGCTGTAGCGGAATCTAGTTCAGGGTGATCGCGTTGAAGATGTTGCAGGTATGTGTTGACTCCACTGACATACCTGGCTCGGGGGTTGCGTATGTAGACATCCACATGGTCAAGTGCCCGAATCTGGTCATTGGTAAACACCGCAAGATTGTCTCTTGCCTGCTGACGTCTCAAACTGCTGTTTCCGTTTTTCTGAATTAGATAAACCCATTGATTGTGAAGTGGCATCTCTACCACTTCACATAAATCTGGAAACAACTCTGTGTCCAGAGCAGTTTGCATTACTTCTGTTGACGTGCGCGAATCATGGCCAAAATATCTTCAGCCTTTTGTCCACCACCAGCAGGCTTTGCCACAGGAGCAGTTGCTACAGGTGTGTCATCCTCGTCATCAAAATCACTTGCTGGAGCCGCTACTTTGAGTGCAGGCTTGGCTGCCGGAGCAGGAGCATCTTCGTCTACAGCAGGTGCTGAAGAGCCACCAGCAGGTGCTTGAACACCAGCAGGACGGAAGTATTGACCCCAACGCTCGGTGTCGTATGGTTGGCCATCGACACTTGCTTCGAACATCTCTTTGATAACTTTCAACTCAACGTCTGTGGGCTTCTTGGGCAAGAATGTGCTCAAATCAAACAAACCATGTGCATCAACTGCGGCTTGTTCTGCTTCGGTCAGTGCCGACTCTTTACGTGCCCACTTGGAACCATTGTAGTCAGCAAAGCCGCCTTTGGCGCCTTTTGAGATACGGAAGTCCAGACCACGCAGGTAGTCAGTTGGCAATTCTTCCAACTCAGGATCCATCAAGGCGCCTTTGATAGTTGTAAAGATTTGTGGACCAATGATAAATCTGCGAATTGGATTCTCTGGTGACTTGTCATCGCTCAAGGGGTTTTCACGTACAAAGCCTTGGAAGATGTATGAGCGTTTCTTCCAATACTTACGACCCATGTCTTCAAGGCTTTTGTCCTTGAACCAGGTGCGTACTTCTGCCAG